AGCAAAAATCATAATTACTTGCCCTATCCATGGGGATTTTATTCAGACGGCAAGAAAGCACATAGAGAAAATCCCTTCCGGATGTCCTCGATGTGGGCACGAAGCCACTGGAAAAAGAATTAGAGAGTTGTGTTCCTCACCTGATTGGGTGCCTTACCAGAGAAAAAATGAACTAACACCCTTAACGGGAAATAAGGTGTGCAGTAAGTGCAAACAAGAATACCCTAGAACAAAAGAGTTTTTTAGGAGCGATTCGCAAAAACGTGATGGGTTTTATTCATCTTGCAAAGAGTGTCACAACACATATCAAAGAAACAAAAAGAAGGAGGACCCCTCTTATCGTTTAAAGACTAGAATTTCGCAATCCACGGCAATAACATTGAAGCGGCATAACGGAAGTAAGAATGGTTATTCATCACTTCAATTTCTTCCTTATACACCGCAAGAATTAAAAGAACATTTAGAAAATCTCTTTGAGCCTTGGATGAATTGGGATAATTGGGGCATCGGGAAAGGTTGTTGGAACATAGATCACATTATCCCATTAAATGCTTTGCCTTTTGATTCTTTGGAGCATCCAAATTTTCTGAAGGCTTGGACATTAGAAAACTTGAGGCCCTTATGCGCCATAGAAAACATGAGCAAGGGGGATAAAATATTATGAAACGACTGTTAATTATAGACGGGCTGAACATGTTTCTTCGGTCTTACATAATCAACCCCACGATGGATCCCAAAGGTATAGCCATAGGCGGCTGTATTGGCTTTCTGAAGTCACTTCAGAAGTGTGTAAGGGACTACAACCCTGACGAGGTTATAATCGCTTGGGATGGCCATGGCGGCTCTCAAAAGAGACGGACTATGAATAAGAATTATAAGGAAGGAAGAAAGCCTGTGCGGTTTAACCGGAGGATGATTGACTTAAACCCCAAAGACCAAGAGAAAAATAAAGCATACCAGCAAATTAGAACAATGCAGTATGTGAATGAGCTACCTATTATACAAATCATAATTGATTATATTGAGGCTGACGATGTTATAGCTTATGTGGTACTACATGAGAGATACAAAGATTTCAACAAACTAATTGTGTCTAGCGACAAAGACTTCTATCAATTAGTTGATGATAAGACAGCAATCTTCAGGCCAATACAAAAGAAGATCATCACACTACCATCTGTCCTAGAGGAGTTCTCTATCCATCCAAACAATTTCGCTCTCGCTAGAGCCATCGCTGGTGATCCATCGGATAACCTCAAGGGAGTACCAAGGGTTGGGTTAAAAACATTAAGCAAGAGGTTTGAAATATTTGCTTCGTCAGATGAAGTAGAACTAGAGCAAATATTAGAACAATGCTCAGGCGTGGAAAAGCAGCTACAAGTTCACAAGAATATTTTGACACATAAAGAGTTGATAGAAAATAATTATGAGATTATGCAATTGTATAAACCAAGTATTGCCGGAACAAACAAAAGGATAATTAATTATTCAATTGAAAATTTCGAATCAGGGTACAGTAAAATTAACTTTACAAAGCTGTTATATCAAGACGGCCAAGGGTCTATAAATTTTGTTGCTTTATATCGTGTATGTAAGGGCATTTCAATGCCGACAGCATAGCACAGCAATGAAAAAAAAACCAAAAAATAAAATATTTTTTTGTCTTGACAAATAACAAAAACATGTTATATTTATGATTACAAACGGAGGAAATAATGGATATTAAAAAAGAAACATTTACACGATATGGAAAAGATTTCCAAGAGAAACTGTGCAGATTAATGATAGAGGACCGACCATTCTGCGATCAGATGGAAGAAGTTCTTGACATCAATTTTTTTGAAAAGGCATACTTACGTGCCTTTGCGGCTCTTTTGCTTGACTATAGAAGAGAGTATAGCACACATCCAACTTATGATTTGCTAGCAATGAAGATCAAGGGAGATATAACAAACCTCGACAGTGCTATACAAATACAGGTAAGAGAATTTTATGCGAGAGTTTTGTCTAGTATGAGTGAGATTAAGGAAGCAGAATGGGTGAAGGACAAATCGTTAGACTTTTGTCGCAAACAAGTACTAAAAAAAGCTATGATTGATTCCGTAAAGCTTTTAAAATCCTCATCGTTCGATGAGATCCAGAAAGTAATCGAAGTCGCGTTAAGATTAGGAACAGATAATAATTTTGGTCACGATTATTTGATGGATTTTGAAGATAGGTTTCTAATTAAAGCAAGGAATCCTGTTTCAACTGGCTGGAGCAGAGTGGACGATATTTGTAAAGGCGGCATCGGATCGTCAGAACTCGGAGTGGTTATCGCCCCGACAGGTGCGGGTAAGTCTATGGTTCTCGTCTCACTAGGGGCGCAAGCGGTACAAGATGGTAAAACAGTTGTCCATTATACGCTTGAGTTGTCAGATACTGCCGTAGGTTCTCGTTATGATTCAAAAATTACAGGTGTTCCGTTGAGAGATTTATTTCATAGTAAAGAATTGATCAGAGAAAGGATACAAGATGTCGAGGGCAACTTAATTATCAAGGAATACCCGACCAAATCAGCGTCAACAAGCACTATAGCTAATCACATCGAACGCCTAAAGAAGCGCGGGATCATACCAGATTTAATCATCGTTGACTACGCGGATCTCTTGAGACCCGTGAAAGCATCTAGTGAAAAACGCCATGATCTGGAAAATATATATGAAGAACTTCGTGGCATCGCCCAGACAATCAAATGCCCAGTATGGACAGCTTCACAGACTAATCGCTCTGGTTTAAATGCAGAGATTATAACTATGGAGGCTATCTCAGAGGCCTTTAACAAATGCTTTGTAGCTGACTTTATATTTTCCTTGTCTCGGACTGCGGCTGATAAGCAAGCGAACACGGGTCGGATCTTTATTGCGAAGAATCGCAACGGACCCGATGGTTTAGTATTCCCAGTGTTTGCAGATTGGGCAAGTGTTTCTATGAAGGTCTTAGATAGATCCGATGGAGAAGAAGAGAAAGTGCAGCCCTCTTCTAAAGAGACATTAAATTATGTAAAACAAAAATATGCACAACTGAATTCAAGAAAATAGGAGATATAATGAAGATGGATTTAAGTAATAAAATCTTGTCTGACATAACTGTTCATATGAAGTATGCTCGGTTTGTGGAACAACAAGGAAGAAGGGAGAACTGGAATGAACTAGTTCAAAGAAATATGGAGATGCATATCAAGAAGTTTCCAATTTTAAAATCAGAGATACGTCAAGCATACAATTATGTCTTTGATAGGAAAGTGTTACCTTCCATGAGATCAATGCAGTTTGGTGGTAAACCAATTGAGGTTTCACCAAACCGAGTATTTAATTGCGCGTATACTCCTATTGATGATATGCGTGTGTTCGGTGAGATTATGTTCCTTCTCTTGGGAGGAACTGGTGTTGGATTCTCTGTTCAACATCACCATATTGAAAACCTACCAGAAATAAATAAACCAAGCGGGAAACGTTCTCGTAGATTTTTGATTGGAGACTCTATTGAAGGCTGGGCCGACGCAGTGACTGCACTAGTTAAAAGTTATTTCAACGGAACTTCTCGTTTACGTTTTGATTACTCAGACATTCGTGCCAAAGGATCACTCCTAGTGACGAGCGGAGGAAAAGCCCCGGGACCCCAACCATTGAGAGAATGTCTCGTAAAAATAGATGGGCTTTTGGACACAAAGGAACCCGGCGATCAACTTAGTTCCCTAGAAGTTCATGATATCGTATGTCATATTGCAGACGCTGTCTTAGCAGGGGGCATCCGCAGAGCAGCTTTAATTTCTCTTTTTAGTATGGAAGACGAAGAAATGCTTGCGGCTAAATCTGGTGATTGGTGGGAAACAAATCCCCAAAGAGGAAGAGCGAATAATTCTGTAGTGATCATGAGACACAGGGTTGGAGAGGAACAGTTCCAAGAACTATGGGAAAGGATCAAGTCCAGTGGTTGTGGTGAACCCGGCATCTATTTTACCAATGATAAAGACTATGGTTGCAACCCTTGCTGCGAGATATCTTTACGACCAAATCAGTTTTGCAATCTCACAGAGGTTAATGTAAGCAATGTTCAAGACCAAACTGATTACGAAGATCGTTGTAAGTCTGCTGCTTTTATTGGCACCCTTCAGGCTGCGTACACTGATTTCCATTATCTTCGCCCTGTTTGGCAACGAAATACTGAAAAGGATTATCTGATAGGAGTGTCCATGACAGGTATCGCATCAGGGGCTGTAATGAAACTAGATATGAAGAAGGCTGCAAAGATTGTCAAAGAAGAAAACACAAGGGTTGCTGAACTTATAAATATCAAACCAGCCGCTCGTTGCACTACAGTAAAACCCGCCGGTACAACTTCTTTAACTCTCGGTACATCAAGTGGCATTCATGCGTGGCATAGCGACTTTTATATACGCAGAATCCGCGTAGGTAAAAACGAACCCATCTACAACTACTTAGCAACAAACCACCCAGAATTAGTAGAAGATGAATTCTTTAGGCCACACGACACAGCAATAATTTCTATTCCGCAGAAGGCCCCAGAAGGCTCTATCACTCGCAAAGAGAGCGCTTTGCAACTACTTCGGAGAGTTAAAAAAGTACACAAGGAATGGGTCAAGATTGGCCATCGCAAGGGACAAAACACAAACAACGTTTCAGCGACTGTCACAGTCAAAGATGACGAATGGGAAGTAGTGGGAAGCTGGATGTGGGAAAACAGAATGTTTTATAACGGGCTCTCTGTTTTGCCCTACGATGCCGGTAGTTATAAGCAACCTCCGTTTGAAGACTGTACAGAGGAACAATATAATAATATGCTGACGACCCTAGTCAAGGTCAACCTTGATAATGTCAAAGAAGAACAGGATAACACAGACCTAAAGGGAGAAATCGCTTGCGCTGGTGGTGCCTGTGAAATATTCTAGGTTTAGTATCCATGATAAAACTGTATTACGAGTATAGTTTAAGAGAATAGAATAAACTAGTTGACAAACCAATCGAAACGTGTTATAATATAAGGGTGGAGGTATTATGAAACCGTTTAACAGGCACCTGTTGGTACAATTGATAGAAGAAGAGGAGCAAGAATCACAATCAGTGATTATCTTGCCCACAGATTATGAAAAACCCAAATCGCAATACCTTGTGGCGAAGGTTTTAAGTGTAGCGGAAGACTGCAAGTTGACTGTAAATAAAGAAGAACTAATAATAGTTGAAGGAAGAATGTTACATACTATTGAAATTTACGAAAAAACATACTATTTAATACAAGAGAATTATATCTTTGGGAGATTAAATAGCGATGAAATTGAATAGAAGTACACTGAAAGAATTGATTGAAGAAGTCCTCACTAACCCAGAAGACTCAATGTTGCTGGAAAGCCCAGTAATTGAATCTACTGCTGGTTCTGTCGCTAGCCGAGTTAACCTACCTGATGGGTATGAAATTGGTGACACCGGACGAATTGCAAAAGGCTTCCTTTTTCTCTCTGCTGATCGTGGAGAGTTGGATCAAAAAGTAAATGATGCGAACTATATTAAATTAAAAGACATAGTTAAGGCTGCTGGTTTTCCCTTTATTAAAGTTGAAGGAGGCTGGGTAGAGAAAGATAAGACCACTGGTGTAGAAAGACCAGTAGTAGAAAGGTCTCTTATTATTTGGGATGAACCTCGTGGATCACATGCTGCTCCTCCCTCAATGCCGATTAAGGAATTAGGTATGCAATTATCACAACTGTATAATCAGGAAGAATTCGTATACGGATTCCTAACCAAGGACGATCACGGCGGTGCGCATAGAACAATCAAAGCTTACAATCCAGATGGAAGTGAAAGAGGTTGGTTAGATGCACATGAACTACATGTAGTCCCGGAGGACGCTGAGTTTTGGAGTCGTATTCGACACAAAGGACCGAAGACACAATTGAAAGAAGATACTATAGAGATTGAAGCGCCCAACTCTGTTATAGAAGCTATGCGGAAAGCTCGCGCCCACAAGAACAAAAAAATTAAATTCATTCGTGGTAAGCGTTGAAAGAAGACAGGAAGTCCGTTGATTTATTCGGTGACGGAAGGGGCTCAGTTTCTTATGTGGACCACCTCGGTAGTGACCTTACTGTTGTCAATGCTGCTAGAGTTTCTTTCGGTGATGAAAAAACAGAACTCGATACCAAAGATAAACGTCTCATTGATTACCTCATTAGACATAGACACACCTCTACGCTTGAACATAACGTTGTTACTTTCAAATTTGTTGTGCCTTTATTTGTACGTTCTCAACATCATCGCCATAGAACATGGTCGTATAATGAAATAAGCAGGCGATATACAGATAAAGGTTTAAAATTCTATGAACCAAGAGAGTTCAGGACCCAGCATGAATCAAACAGACAAGCTAGTAACTCTGAAGAACTTATAAACCCATCGATTGCTGTTTGGGATCCGTCATGCGCAAAACCAGCAATGGTTTCGATATCAAAAGTTGTGCAGAATTTTCATACTCAATCATTGGCCCTATTCGATGACCTTATAGCTGCTGGGGTGTGTAGGGAGCAAGCTCGCGGTGTACTTCCACAAAACTTATACACTGAATATTATGGAACTTGTAACCTCAACAATCTAGTTAAGTTTATAGACCTACGCTTACATAAAGGCGCTCAATGGGAAATCCAACAGGTTGCCAAGGCTTGTTTGGAAATTGCATCTGATCTTTTCCCTGTGACTGTTGGTTCTTACAGGGACTTGCGCTATGGAGAAAAAGAGACCACATAAAAAGACGGATTTTGAGATTGGAGACCTCATAGAGCTAAACGATATGGGTATTCTGTTTGAGATATCTCACCAAAAAATAAATATAGGTGTGATCGCCAGCGAAGCATATATTTTTGTCACTACAATATACGAGAGTACATCTATCGATGATACGGTAAACACAGAATTGGAAGATTGGTGTTATGATATATTGTTTGGTGATGAACTAGTTAAGATGATGCCCGAAGAATTTTTGGAGCTAATAATTATAAAAGAGGATAAGTGAAGACATTTTATTTTGATAAACTAAACATCGGTGGGTCATTGACGGCTCTGCTTCACGCTTATAAAACATCAACTCCAATAATAATTGACAAACCATATCTCCCTTTTGAGTTAGATAATTGCCCACTTAGCTGGGATTTATCCTTCATAGGGTTCTCTCAAAACATACCAGTAAGCAAGCTACACTTATGGGAAAGGCTCTCTTTCCTGCTTTCTATGGCTGGTCTTGTAATCTTCCCCAACAATATACAAGACGCGAGATATAAAGAAAACACTGTTATCATTATCACAACAGGCAATGAAAGAATTAATGTGTCCTATAAGAAAGCTTTCCTCTTTGACATTGACAAAAAGGATTATTATTATGTTCACGACTGGTTTTATATAAAATCAGGCGGTAACCATGGGCTGGACCTTATTACCGATGACTCGGATTTTTGTTCTAAGATAATTTTTTATCCCTCAATACGCTCAAGTGTTCGTAAAGATATAAAAGATCTATGTGTGGTTTCAAAGATACCAATCGAGCTAATGGACAACATAGAATATTCTCCTATCTATGTAAGACTAAAAGCCATTCGTATGATGAAGGACGCTGGAATCGTTGGCAAAATTAATGGTTATAATAAGAAAGGCCGACCAAGCTACCTATCGGTGAAAATAGAACACGCTTCCAGAGAAAAAACAGAAGTATTTCAAAATCTGATGACTATCCCTGATTTATTAGGGCGCAAATTAAATAACAAAAGTGACCTATGGAACTTGACTCAAAAGTTTATACAACAAAAAACACATTCAACCTTACAGGCATTATCCCAGTAGCTGGGCTCCCATTAGATTTTGGTATGGATTGGCATGATTGCTTAATGCCAATTGCTCCTAACTATACGATGGTTGAGCACGCGGTTCTTGAGTGCGCGTGGGCTGGTTGTGAAACAATATGGATCGTTTGCCACTATGATATGGAGCCGCTAATAAGACACAGGCTCGGAGATTTTATCCAAGACCCCGTATGGGTAAACAGAGCAAAAGAAGTATACCCGTCAGAGCATCAGCGTAGGATACCTATCTTTTATGTACCGATACACCCGAAGGACAGAGATCGTAGAGACTGCCTCGGATGGAGTGTGATTTATGGCGCACTTGTCGCTCTGAAGGTGCATTCTAAGATAAGTCGCTGGACGATCCCAGATAAATATTATGTGTCATTTCCGTATGGGATTTTTGACCCAGAAGGGCTGCGACCATTTAGGCTGAAAATCTCTTCTTCTAAGAATTTTTTTGCCGGCAAAATTTCAGATTTAGAAAACTTCGAAGGCTTCTCCTCATTCACATTTGGAAGAGATGAATTTATTCGCTTTAGGAGAAATGTGCGGAAAGGAACGGGGATGTATAAAAACAGTGGTAAAGAAATACCTTCTGAAAAGCTTCCAATCGAAGAAAGATACTCTGCGCGGTTTTTTGACCTAAAAGACATATTTGTCGATTTGGATGTAGCACCTGAGAATATCTACGAACCACCATTCTTCCATAATGTTGATAATTGGCAAAATTACGTTTCTTACCTCGCGTCACCTGACTCGCATACAATAAAGAGACCATCGAAAGAAATAATGGCTTACCGAGAATTTAACTCAACAGCCCAAGATCGTGAGGACTAATTAAAGTATGTCTTGGTATATCAAATTTAAAAAATATAGAAAACAGACAAAAGAATTGCTTTTCGTCAGGTCCGAATTAGAGTATATTGAAGAACTATTAAAAGAGACGCACCCGATATTCGAAGAATATTACCGTAAATTTTGTGTAGATAAGCGAATTGATTTAGATTTCTTATATAAGGCCAACGATGAAAAAGTAGAAAATATCTTTAATGAGTCTGAAGAGAATAAAGATAAGCTGGTCCATAAACCCCGTAAGGAAAAAAGAAACCCAACGAAGGCTTTTGATAAGATATACCGAGCGATAGCCAAAGAGATCCACCCCGATAAACTATCCAAACTTTTGTCATTAAACGAAATTACGGAAAAAGAAGAGATGTTTAAGAAAGCAACGGGGGCTATGTCCAAGGAAGATTGGGGCCACTTAATAGAAGTCGCCGATTGGCTTAATATAAAGCCCCGCTCTTTTGACGGGATTGGAGAACAAATAGGTCTAGAGCTTGGAAAACTAAAGAACCTAATTGCCAATAATAAAAGTATGTATAGCTGGGAGTTCGCTGAATGTGAGACCGAAGAAGAGAGAGATAGAATTGTTGAGAGATTTTTGTTTCACTTATATGGATATAAAGTTGACAAAGGCGACTAACTATGTTATATTATAATGAAAGGGGGCGCAATGGTTTCGACGGAGTAGAATCAAGGGGAGAGTGCAAGTAGGAAAGATACATCCTTTTTTTGCGGGTAACCGTAAACTTTATAAAAAGTTCAAAAAACTTTAATTGCCAATAACAATTATCATTTCGAATCTATCCGCCTAGCGGCATAGTTCGGGTGGTTGTCTCAAACCATCTAACCAAGAGAGGCTTTAGCAGTTGGAACTGCCAAGAAATAAAATGACAAAATGGATACCCTAATGGTAAATGGCCAATACTTTATACAAAGACTACGGTTAATGATTAAAATATTGAACATTATAGGTGGATTCTCAAGACTGCATAGAGAATGGGAAAATTTGTGGATATCCTGCTGGCTGGAGAAATAACCAGATATACTTGTGAATGACTCAAACTAAGACTATTGCGGACGCGGGTTCGACTCCCGCCGCCTCCACCATTTAAGGAAAGAAAATGAAAGAAGAGCTACAAAGCAAACTATTCGAAAAATATCCCAAGATCTTCAGACAAAAGGATCTTCCCATGCAGCAGACAGCAATGTGTTGGGGAATAGCCTGCGGAGATGGATGGTATAATATTATTGATACTTTATGTGGTCAAATTCAAAATCACCTTGAGCATAATATGAAAGAGAACGACGGCACCATTGTTATCGAAGCGACACAAGTGAAAGAAAAGTATGGTGGTCTTCGATTTTATCACACCGGCGGCGATGATTTTATTCGAGGATTGTGCTGGATGGCAGAAGGTCTTTCGTGCAGTACATGTGAAGAATGCGGATCACCGGGCACTCAGAATGATAAAGGTTGGATAAGCACGTTGTGTGATCCGTGTAGGAAAAATATTATGGAGGCTAACAGTAAAGACAAATGAATATTATATTAACTCCAGAGGCTATTGTTAATATTAAAAATCTTCAGAAAGAATATAATGCTGTAGGGAAAGGGTTGAGATTTGGGCTTTCCGAAAAGGGATGCTCGGGATATAAGTATATTTTAGAATTTGAAGATAAACCGATGGCGGATGACATGGTTTTAAAATTTGACGAAATAGTTATCTATGTAAGCCGCTCTCATTTTGAAAAGCTTAAGGGATCTATAATTGGTTGGAAGGATACTTTGATGGAATCTGGATTTGATATTGACAACCCACAAGCAAGACAACCATGCGGTTGTGGCGAGAGCATAAACTTTATTTAGGAGATAAAATGTATAGTAAAAAAGTAATTAAACACTTCGAAGACCCACAAAATGTGGGCTCTATGGATACAAGCGATCCCTCTGTTGGAACGGGAATTGTGGGTGCCCCTGCATGTGGGGATGTGATGAAACTTCAACTAAAGATCAGCGATGATGGAATTATTGAAGATGCCAAATTCAAGACATTTGGTTGTGGTTCTGCCATTGCTTCCAGTTCTTATGTCACAACGTTAATAAAAGGCAGAACAATTGAAGAAGCAAAAGAAGTTAGAAATATAGACATAGCAGCAGAATTAGAGTTGCCACCAGTAAAAATACATTGTTCAGTGCTAGCCGAAGACGCTATCAAGGCAGCAATTAGAGATTATCAAAACAAAAGAACCAAGGAGTAAATTGATATGGGTGAAGAAGAAACTTGTGAAGCCTGTGGCTGTACTCCGTGTGATTGTGGACACGGCAATTAATATTTGACAAACTATGTAAATCGTGTTATATTATAGACACAATTATAGGAGTTAAAATGATTGAATTGATTAAAGAGTACTACTTGATCTCAGTAATATGTGGGGGTATATCCCTCTTGGTTACTGTTGGCGGTGGATGGCTTTTTATTAAAGGGCTTAGTGGTCTTATGGAGGATACGGACAATGAAAGTGATCAAGAGTAAGTTAGGAGAGATCCTACATAATTGTATCGTGCATCCTTTACTCCCCTTTCTGCCAAAGAAGTGGGGAGATCGGATGCACAATTGGAGTATTAAATATTGGCCATCGATGGAGGTAGAAAATGAATCGTGCCCAACGCAGATCTTTGACGAAGACGAAGACACAGAAAATGCTTAAAGAGGATCAAGTAGGTGAAAAACTTGGTCTCTTCGACAAAATACCGAAAGAGTGCTTGACTTGCATGAAACCGTTTGATAAAAAAGATAAACAAATGGTCATGAGTTGGTCAGTTGTGGTACGAGAAGATGAGGGGGTGGTCAGATTATACTGCCCGACCTGCTGGAAGAAGGCCCAAGATTTTATCGCACAGAGTCATAAACATAAATCATAGTCTGACCTATATCTCTCGCCGATAGAGTCGGTGGAATACTGATAGCAATCGGCTCTAAATCTTCAGACTGACTTACTGTTCGCCCAGTGCCTTGAAAAGGGATGGTTACACAAGGGCCGTTAGCTTTGTCACACTGGGACATGACACCGGGTGTGGCTGGGATCTGCTGTTGGGTCACTTTTTTCCGCTCTACAGTCTTTGCTTTCTTAAACCTAGTGAGAGTTCCTTGTCCGATCATAGCAGCGTTCTCGTCAAACAGCATTATATTTATGCTAGCTCTCCCTTCATCAACAGAAATAGTTGTTCTCATAACCCAAATCCCGTTTTCGTTAGCACAGCCATGAGGATTTAACTTGAAATTGCAATCAGCATACGCATACTTAATCGTTTCGTCATTGTAGACCCCTATAACTTTACCTGTTTTGAGCCACGACCTGTGCTTACTGTTAGCCTCTACAAAGATACTACTTGTATCTTGTTCAAATGAACACGGGACAGAACATATGACTCTCGGCTTTTCAAAATATATCTCTTCGTACCTAGAATCTGTAACAGTAATCGAAACTGTTGGTTCTTGAGCTTGGGAAAGCAAACTAAATAATAAAATTAACATTATACACCTCATTAACTAATTAGTAGTAAAGGGAGAGAAAGTGTTTGACAGCAAGCTTTTAGCATGCTATACTAAGAATGTGGAGGTGAAATGTTATTAGCTTTTTTGCTCGCTTGTACGACAGATGTAAACATTATGAAGAGGCAAGACACGCAACCAGATAGCAATTCAGCCATAACTGATACTGGCTTACCAACAGAGCCATCAGTAGAACCGGATGCTCCCAGATCAGGGATAACTGGCTATAACTATTTACACTTAAGACAAATCGCATGTCCCGCTTGTATGGGAGAAACGCAGGAAATAACTATTACTTTCCAAGGTGAGTTCAACCAACCAAGCAGCGACGGATATACCGAATGGATCCCGGCAGTTGGAGAATGCACAACCAGTTTGTTTGGAGTTGAGCCTTCTGTGGTTCCGTTGAGTGTCGGGTCCTCCATTGTAGTTAACAGTCCTGCACATAACTTTTCTGTTCCAGCGATGGGAGAAGGTTTTTATTGGACAACAAATATATGGGAATCACAATTACAACGAGATACACTTTATACTGTTCAAACTGAACTTGGGTCTTACTCTTTTCTTTCGTCTCATGGGTTCGATTTTCTAGAACCTTACACAATGTTGTGGGTTGATCCATCTTATGCTTTCGACACCCCAGTATACCGATCCGGGGCTGCGTTCACTTGGGGCCCAACGAGTTTAGACTCTACATTTTTAATAACTTTAGCTGTATATAGCGCTGATGGCTCACAACTGTTAGGTTATGTCGCTTGCGCTGGAGAAGATAACGGCTCGATGATAATCCCAAGCCAACACCTTCAGATATACCCAGCCGGAGCTTTAGTGGCTATACACCTATCTCGTCACAGGGTGGAGTTGGTTGAGACGGATATAAATAATTCATATATCGAAACCCACACAGAGTGGGAAGTGGTAGGAACAGGTCATATAGAATGAGGAGTTAAAATATGATAGATGTATATAGAAAAAACGTTGGAAAGACCTTTCAGGTGCGCGAGACGTTTGGTATAATTACTAAAGGGTTGCGGCTCTATTGTATATCTGAAAATGATGAGAGTATTTTCTGTGTCGCCTCAGAAGATGTGTGCGGAGTAAACCATGTTAGGTTATCTAAAGTTCACTTAACTAAATTAATAGAGCTATAGTGACAGAGTTTGTTAAGCTACCAGATGGTTGTCCTGAACCTAACACTAGATTTAATGTGGGAGACTTAGTAAGATGTCTTATCGATCCGCTTTATTTATCAGAATCAGTATTTGACCCCGTTAACCACGCTAAAGGAATTGGGGTGGTTACTAAACTACTTTTTTTTAAACGCACAACTGCCCGAACACTCTCAGATACTATTTGTGAAGTGGAGATCTTTTGGTTGTCAACTAGTCTTACATCCTATCACTTGGATAAATATGTTAACAAACTTAAAATAAAAGATATTTGACAAATGTGCCATAACCGGTTATATTAGTAAAGGAGGTAAGAATGTATATTAAAGATACTGTAACTTTTGAGGATGTATTGTTAAGACCGAGATATAGCTCTGTGCAATCTCGGACAGAAATTAATTTAAGCAGTGCTATGAGCATAAAGCATAGCCTAAAACTACCCATTATCTCCAGCCCGATGGATACAATTTCAGAATTTCCCATGGCCGCAGCAATGGATTTGGCTGGTGGGATGTCCATCATCCATAGATATAACTCTATAAGCGAACAGTGCAGACATATAAAACAACTACCAGCAGGTGCCATGGTCGGAGCAGCAATAGGTATGACAGGCGATTATGTTGATAGAGCTTGCGCTTTATGGGATTCTGGCTGTCGTATACTCTGTATAGATGTAGCTCACGGTCACCATGAGTTGATGAAGCACTCTCTCAAAACATTAAGAACCACTTTCGGTACAGAAATAACGATTATCGCTGGTAACGTAGCGACAAAAGAGGGCTTTGATGATTTATCTGACTGGGGAGCGGACGCTGTTCGTGTCGGTATTGGCGGGGGTTCTATCTGCTCAACGAGAATTAAAACAGGGCATGGGATCCCGACATTACAATCAATTATAGACTGTTCCAAATCCGACAGGTCAACAGCTTTAATCGCTGACGGTGGGATTAAAACAAGCGGAGACATAGTGAAAGCTTTGGCTGCGGGGGCTGATTTTGTTATGGTCGGGTCGCTCCTCGCCGGTACAGATGAAACACCCGGCAAAGCATTTTTTGATATGGACACAGGATCAAGGCGAAAGGTGTATAGGGGGATGGCCTCTAAAGAGGCTCAGATTGATTGGAGAGGACATACCTCTTCTGTTGAGGGGGTAACCTCGTCTGTGCCGATGAAAGGTTCTGTATCAGAGGTTTTAAATGATTTAGAGCGAGGCGTCCGCAGTGGACTTTCCTATTCTGGGGCACGAAATATTAGGGAGCTTCAAGCTTTTGCCACTTTTATAAGGCAAACTTCTGCTGGAGCTACGGAAAGCTCAACTCACATATTAGCTTAAGAGGGTGTTATGAAACAAATACTATTCGGGGTGTCTCTTTATATGACGGCACAAATATTAGCATGGTTTCAAACCAATGGACTTCTCATACATAAATGGATGGCTGATCATGTTGTTCTAACCTCGTGTGTCCTTGGCCCGATAATTGGGGTGATGTTCGCCTATGGAACTAAAGCAATTTACGGGCAGACTGACGCTCTGTGGGTCGCAAGGTTTCTAGGGTTTGCTTCCGGGTATATAATTTTTATCCCTTTGACTTGGTACTTCTTTGGCGAAGACCCATTCACGTTCAAAAATATAATATCTTTTGTGTTGTGTGTTGGATTAATTTCAGTCCAATTTTTAATAGAATAATTGTCTCATTTCTGCGACATGTAACCTACTAAAATCTCCTTGCCTATTTACTCTAAAGTAAGGAGAGATATTATGTTTTTTGCATTGCTAACGAGCATCGCCACCGCCGGAGTTTCGGTGTCTGTTGTTAATAATACACGGTTCGAATTTGATATAGGAGCGCAGGTCAAACCCTATGTTTCTAACGAGGTTGCATTAAACCCTCATAGCTTTGGTAACGTCTTGGATAAGAACAAATTTAGAGTTGGAATCCGACACAAAGCAAATGATTATATAAAATTAGACCCCCATCTTTTCATTCAAAACCAGCGTAAGAACAACTGGGTCTTTGAATACGGCCCAACGCTTCGCTTAGACGTTAGCTTTTAAGGAGAGCCAATAATGTTATCTATGATATTCGGTGCGGTTGGTTTCTTGTTGGCTGCTTTTGCTGTTATAGGAAATGATAGCGCTCAAACACTTGGAACTTTTATTAGTTCTAACAAGAAGAAAACTGATTGGCGTTTGATGTGGGTGTTCACCTCAGTTATATTGGGTGCCACCCTGATGTACGGGTGGGGGCAAGGTGATATAGCGTTCGGGAGATTAAATAAAATTCCTCTACCCGAACAATTCCAATGGTATCATGCCGCTGCTCCAATGCTATTGCTAGGTCTCACTCGCTTTGGAGTTCCTGTCTCAACAACTTTGCTTACTTTAAGCGCGTTCTCAAGTGGGCTGGTGTTGGAGAAAATCATTATGAAGTCAGCACTTGGTTATGCTGTTGCAGCCTTGGCTGCTTATTCTATTTGGATGGTACTCACTCGCTTCTTTAACGAGAAGAGCCCTGTAAAAGAAGACCACAAGAGATACTGGACAATAGCCCAGTGGTGTTCAACAGGATTCCTATGGCACATGTGGCTGTCCCATGACATAGCAAATATCTTTGTCTACCTGCCGAGAGAAGGAGTCTCACTACCAGCTATGCTTGGGATCATTGGTATCCTTGTGATTGGCCTCGCTCATCTCTTCTATACAGAAGGTGGTAAGATTCAAGAGATAGTTTTATCCAAAAGTGGCACAAGGTTTATCCGGTCTGCCTGTCTAATTGATTTGTTTTACGCTCTTGTTTTGTGGTACTTCAAAGTATATAACGATATACCTATGAGCACAACGTGGGTGTTCATTGGGTTGCTTGCTGGCCGCGAGTTAGCTGTCTACCGCACATTCAACAGAGACAAAAAAATAGAAGTAATCTTTCCTATGCTTGTCAAAGACTTCTTAAAAATTATGTTGGGCCTTGCTCTCTCTGTTGCAGTTGTGTCTGGTGTCATCTACTTTGATTCAATGTAAAAGAAATGCTCTTTTCTTTACATATCTGCGTTGTTGTATAAAGAAAATTGAACTTTCTTTGCAGAAGCTCCTTGACAAATGTCTTGGGGTACGTTATATTATTTAAAAGGAGAAATCATGACTAACATCATAAGCGAATACTGGGCTAAAAAAGTAAACCTTGGAGGAAAAGGGGGGAAGGAGAAATTGCTTAAAAGGGTTTTTCTTAAATCTCAAAGGATTAACGCACCACTGTTTGATATCATAGACGCGAACGGGGGATTAAGAGAACTTAAGAAGCAGGCGAATGTCCAATGGTTTGATATAGGAAAGTACCATCTCTTATGCGACCAAGACAAGAGTATCCTAATGACTTTTATTATGCATGAGAAGGGAAAGATCCAAAAGATAATGGAGATTGAACTCGGTAGAATGCTGGATTTGCTTCGTGGTAATGAAAAGTATCGCCAATGGGGTTGGACAAATAGTAATATTGAAATGTGCTGGATGCAAAAAGTTAAATACCCAACCCAACAGGCTAAAGTAAAGGTTGAAGTCAAAAAGTTCTTCGCTGAAAACGAAGAAGAGTTTACAATTTTATGGAGAAGGTAATGCCTAAAGTAGGAGATCTTGTACAAGTCGGAGAATCTATTGGTATTATTCTGAGAACAGATGAAAGAACCATTCCAACTGTTTGCTATGTATATCGCATGCATGGAGTAGGGATTTCGGTACTATGCTTGACACAAGACGATTTTAAAATTATAGCTTGACAAAAACCTTTGAGGGTGTTACATTATAATCATAACGGAGGATAACATGAAAGAACTATTTTGGATGATGATTGGGATATGCATCGGAACTATATTCCACGCCGACATACCTATATTAAATAATATCAGTGCGTCGAAGATTAAAGGGATTATTGGAAACACGAGTGAGGCAGTGACAAATGGGTTGGGACACCCAATCAATCTTGTTCCCACCCCACCACCACCAACAAACAAAGAACTAAGAAAACAAAAAAAGAAGAGTCGCAAAGACAAAGATCTAATTAATTCAGTGGAGATGTAATATGAAGTTTGTAAATTTACACGCACATTCGGGAGTTGGTTCCCCGTTTGATGGGTTTGGATATCCGCAGGAACATATGGACTATGCTTTTGACAACGGATGCGAAGCTCTTGCTTTAACTGACCACGGTAATATGAATGGACTTGCTTACCAAGTTCTTCACGCTAATAAGATGAAGAAAGAAGGCAAAGAATTTAAGCCTATCTTTGGTGTAGAAGCTTATTTCATCCCATCGGTTACCGAATGGAAAAAAGAACTTGAAAAACACAAAGCCGATAAGAAAATGGCTAAGAAGATTAATAAGGAACAATCAGGAACAAACATTGAAGATGAAGGCGAGTCAAAACGAGGTGGCCTTAGTACTATTAATCGTACACGGCATCTGGTCTTGCTTGCAATGAATGAGAAGGGACTCCAGAATATATTTAAGCTGGTTTCCGAATCTTACCACGGAGATTATTTCTACCGTAAGCCTCGCATTGACTTTGACCTTTTAAAGCGTCATAATGAGGGTGTAATAGCACTCTCTGCTTGTTTAGGTGGTATCTATGCTGGGTGCTACTGGAGTAAGCGAGAAGAGGGTTCTGAGGCGGTTATGGATAGTATGCGAGATATAACCCGGAAGATGATTGATACCTTTGGCGATCGTTGGTATGGAGAATTACAATGGAACAATGTACCAGAACAGCACGAACTGAATCGCTACATCATAGAAATACATAAAGAGTTTGGTATCAAGCTTGTCTCCACCGCTGACTCACACTATCCCACGCCTGATGCTTGGAAGGATAGGGAGTTGTATAAGCGGCTCGGTTGGCTTGGTAAAGGTAAACCTGAGTGGTTAGACATGGAGCTTCCTTTATCTGTGCAAGAGATGGAATATGAACTCTATCCAAAGAATGCAGATCAAATGTGGGAATCATATGTTAATTATAGCAGAGACTGCAAGGTTGAATACGATGACGAAGTAGTCAGAGACAGCATCGAAGAAAGCTATGACATTGCCTTTAATCGTATTGACAACTTCCTCCCTGATAATACTGTTAGACTACCTGACTTCGTTGTACCTGCTGGCTATACCGAAGATGGGTTCCTAGAACATCTTACCTTCCAAGGCTTAACCAGCATAAAAGGGAGGTTTAGCAAAGAGTATGAAGAGCGACTTCGCCATGAACTCAAGGTTATAGCTGACCGAGGGTTCTCTAAATACTTTCTTACAATGAAAGCTATATCGGATAAAACAAATGAAACACAACTCTCAGGACCCGGTCGAGGCTCTGCGGCTGGTAGCCTTGTTGCTTATGCTCTTGGTATCACTGCTATTGATCCACTTCGCTACGGTCTTTTATTCTCACGTTTCCTACGCTCGGACGCTACTGATTATCCTGACATTGATTATGATGTGTCGGATCCTATGGTTCTAAAGGAAGCTCTTATCAAGGAGTGGGGAAGCTCCACGGTAGTTCCTATCTCTAACTGGAACACACTACAACTACGTTCTCTACTCAAAGATATTTCTAAGTTCTATGAGATAGAGTTCCAAGAAGTAAATATTGTTACAAGCCGTATGTTAGCTGAGGCAACCCCGATTGCCAAGAAAGCACATGGCATCAAGGCGGGGGTTTATACTCCAACCTTTGAGGAAGTAATTAAATACTCTGAAACCTTGCAGAAGTTCTTTAAAAAATATCCTCATGTTAAAGAGCATGTTGTATCTTTACAGGGTTCTTATCGTTCTTGTTCCCGTCATGCTGGTGGTGTTGTAGTTGGTGAAGACCTAGATAAATATATGCCTCTGATCTCCTCTAAAGGAGTCAGACAGACCCCATGGTCAGAAGGGCAGAACGTCAGACAGTTGGAGCCGATGGGTTTTATTAAATTTGATATACTTGGTTTGTCAACTCTTCGTATGATAGATGACTGTATTAGAAAAATACTTCAAAGACATTACAATAATCCTGATCCAAGCTTCGAGGAAGTGAAACAATTTTATGATGAGAACTTACACCCAGATAAAATCGATCTTGACGACCAGCAAGTATTCAAGAACGTCTTCCATAACGAGAAATGGATTGGGATTTTCCAGTTCACTGAGAATGGCGCTCAACGGTTTGCGTCACAGGTCAAGCCGAAAAGTATTATCGACCTTGCTGCTATTACTTCAATTTACCGTCCGGGGCCACTGTCTGCTGGTGTTGACAAAGCTTATATAAAGGCTGTTGAGGAGCCTCACAATGTTAAATACCTGAACAATGATGTCAAGAGAGTGACGAAGGAAACCCACGGGTTTCTTATATTCCAAGAACAAATCGCCCAACTAGTTTACGACCTTGGTGAGGGGATTACCATGGATGAAGCCAACCTACTTCGTAAGATTCTAACCAAAAAAGGAACCGGCAAAGGTCATGAAGTTAAAGCGGAGATACATGAGAAGTTCATCAGAGGGTGTTCCAACAAAGGCATCGCAATCAGGAAGTCAGAGCAGTTGTGGCAAACCTTTGAATATTTTTCTGGTTATGGTTTTAATAAATCTCATGCTGTCTCTTACTCTATTATTTCATATCAATGCGCTTGGTTGTGTAATTATTATACTGTCGAGTGGACGTCAGCTTTCTTGGATAAAGAACCAGAGACACGTAAAGAAAAAGCTATAAACCTTGCTAAACAACATGGTTTTAATATACAGCCGCTAAGTATCAACCACTCTGGTAAAATTTGGAATATAATTGGTGATAAAGATTTAGTTGCTCCCCTAACAACCATCAAGGGTCTCGGAGAAAAAGCAATCGAACAAATTATAACTAACCGCCCATTCAATACTGTGGAGGAGCTTTTGTTTAATGATAATATAGTTTATAGTAAGTTCAATAAGAAGGCACTCGATGTATTAGCTCGGTGCGGGGCACTGGACGATTTGATAGACGAACGTTTTACTGGGGATAAGCACTTCTGGACAGCAGTGTGTCTTGATAGACCGCGAAGTAAAAAGAAACTCGATGATAATATAGAAACTTACAGACCGGAAGAGTCCTTTTCTGAAGAGGAAAAGATAGAATTTATAGCCAACCTAACTGGTATCTTTCCTCTTTCATTAGTGATGGTGCCGCCTGTCCAGAATAGACTAGAAGAACTGTGTATCCCTCCGATCTCTGAATATGATGCCGACCTGCAAGTATGTTGGTGTATACCAAGGAAGATAGAGAAGAAGAAGTCGAGAAATGGTAAATACTATTATGTGATTACAGCAATAGACTCGAACTCTGCTGAAACAAGACTACGATGTTGGTCTATAGATTCGGAGAAAGATCATATTCATTTGAATAGGCCATATATGGTTAAGCCTCGCTACTCTCTAGAGTGGGGGTTTTCTACTTACGGAAGAGTTAATAATTCATGGGTGTTGTTGGGATAATACTAATTATAGTATGTCAATGACTCACAGAGAGATTAGTGCATCAGGTATAGCCAACGAAAGATGGGTAGCTTCCTTATTAACACAGGGTAGTTCTTTTACTCATCTTCCATTGGCTCGCTTTTTTGGCTTTAATTTCAACAAAGACTTCTCCTTTAACGCATTTAAGACAGGAGGAGTCGGGAAGACTGATGTTGTTATGCAAATATTCCATAGCCGTTATGGTGTTAGCCCTTCTCACATTAATATATCCTGTAAAAAACTGAAAACAGAGAACCATAACGGCTTTGGCCATATTCATAAAACAACTATAGCTTCTTATAGAAGGAAGTGGGAGTTTGATGACATAATCGAAAGGTGTTTAAATGTATATTGTGGCAATATAATAGTTGAGGGACACAAGGGACTTTATTTTGACCATAGATACTTCCACCCATATCATGAATATATTAAATACTTTTTTCGTAACAACTTCGATCAAATCTTCAGTGATATATTCAAAGGCCGTGGAACCAGCAAGCCGCAGTGGTTTGCAGTAACCGCAGATACTGGGGTGAGTAAGCTACTATTCCTCGCACCAATCGACGAAGTGATAGAATATATGAAAGGAGACCGAAGGGTCGAGTTTGGTAAGGGGGCGTTTAATCAGAACCTATGTCTTGGCAATGTTACTATGTACTCAAAGAGAACGACAGGACAACTACAATTCAAGACAAACTACAAACCAATGCTTAAGAAATTAAATCATAAATTCCGTATCTTTACATTTGACACAGAAGATTAGATATGTTATATTATAGCTATTCGTTGTAACAGCGAGTAGTATAGGCGATACAAATAGGAGAAAGCCAATGAGAATAAAAGTAAAGAAATTACACCCCGACGCAGTGATACCAACTTATGCTAAGGCAGGTGACGCAGGTATGGATCTCTATGCAACGGAGATGGAGTGGGATGATCACGGTAATTCTTGTTACTGCACAGGTCTTTCTCTGGAGATCCCAGCCGGTTATGTCGGTCTTATCTTTCCTAGGTCATCTATATCTAAAACCCCACACACCCTTCGCAACTCTGTCGGAGTTATCGATAGCGGTTATCGTGGAGAAGTTATGGTTAAATTTGGAGGTAACTCATCTGCCGAGTCCTATAAGAAGGGAGACCGCATAGCACAGGTGATGATCCTACCATACCCAAAAATCCACTTTGTCGAATCCCAAGACCTCTCAGAATCAGAAAGAGGATCAGGCGGGTTTGGATCAACGGGTAACTCATGAGAGATCCACAATTTATTATATTTACGGGTCCGATGTTCGGGTCTAAGACCACAAGAATGCTAGCTGCTGTTGACCGTTTACGTTGGCAGAAGAGAAAATATGTTGCTTTCAAGCCAAAGATAGATGATCGGTATGGGGTCAATAGGATTACCACACATAGCGGTGGTTCTATAGACGCCTTTGAAATTGAAACAGGAACAGAACTTCTGGAGATTCTCAACGAGCGTGAGGGCTACGGGATCATAGCAGTAGACGAGGCATTTATGATTAAAGGTGTGGGCAAAACTTTGGTTGATCTGTATCGCAAAGGTAATACAATAATCATATCTTCCCTGCAACTTTCTTCATGGGGAGAGCCGTTTGAAGAAATGAAAGAGATGATGCCTTGGGCAACTAAAATAGAAGTCTGTCCCGCTGTCTGTCCTATCACTGGCAAGGATGCTTATTATTCTTATAGTAAGAGAACGAGAACAGACGGGATTTTAGTTGGAGGAGATGAATCTTATGAACCACGATGTTTCGAACACCACGAATATGTTAATGAAAGTAAAAATAAATGAAAGGAATTCCAACTGGACTATGAATGCACTACTATTTAAAGAAAACGAGAGTAAAATCTTTGTCTATTCGGATGAGAAGATGAGGGTCGAATTTCATTTTCCAAAAGATTCCTATTATTATGAACAACTGGAGGGTCGATGAATGAACAAAAAGAAAAGAATAGTCTTCGATGACACAGACACAAGACATGCACGGCTTCGTATACAATTAGAAAGAGACGGGTTAACACAAGCAGAATTCTTTCGTGCGTACATAACAGCGTATCTTAACAAGGATACTAACATAGTAGACTTTATAACAGACTATAAGGTAACAAACGATAGAGGTCAGCGCAGATCAATCAAAATTAGTAAAGAAGAAGAGCGCTCAAAAAACCAGTTAATGACCAAGTTTGGTATAAAAGATGATGAACTAGAGAATATATTTGATTTAATTGCAGAAGAACATCCAGATTTATGATTTTTTTCTGCATTTTAAAATATTTTTATCTATTTACTGGTAGAACATTTTAAAGGAGATTATTTCATTATGTCTAAAAAAACTCTTAATGAATCAACAGTTCGTCGCTTTATGGGGCTCGCCAACATTCAACCAACTGTAGTTTCAAGCTACATGAAAGAAAATTATATGAATGAGGAAGAACCGGAATTAGAGGATGACGCGCCTGTTGGTATGGATGCCGCTCCAGAAGAAGAACCAATGGATGATGCTCCTGAAGAGCTTCCTATGGATGACGCTCCTGAAGAAGAAGGTATGGATATGGATGGTGTTGATATCACACCAGAAGAAGCCCAATTGCTTATTGACTTAGGTCAAAAATTGGCAGCAGCAATGCCCGCCCCAGAAGAAGAAGAAGAAGAAGAAGAAATGGGTATGGATGCTGAAGCTGGCATGGAAGCTCCCCCTGAAGAAGGTGGAGAAGAAATGGACGCAATGCCCATGGGTGACGAAGAAGAAATGCTCGAAAGCGCACTTAAGGGTGTTAGTATCGAACGATCAGAACAAGAAGTTGTTCAAGAGGTCGCTCGTCGTGTTGCTCATCGAATCCTTAAAGCAAAAAAAGCACAATCACAATTAAATAAAGCTCTCGGCAAAAATTAATAGTTGACACATTAGAGTTAACATGTTATAATTGAAAGACAGGGGGGAGTTATCTCTACCTGTCTTTTTTTTATTGGAGAATAAATGGAATTTGTATATTGGATTTTGATGTTCGCGATGGGTTGGGTCTGTAGTTCTATATGGAATTATATATTTAACCTCGGTTCTGCTTCTATTATGATGCAACATGTAACCTATGCTCTCGCGTGTTACTTGAAACTTATACACGAAGCTTCTTTAGAATTCATGCAGGTTAAGTACAGCGGGTTGAAAGCAGGAACAATCGATGAGAATTCTATTAAACTATTGAGAATAGTCGATGAGCAAACAGCTAAAGAGACACAAAACACTCTCCTCCAACTTATGATAGATAAATATCCAAAAGGGTTTAAACATCTTTTGGAGTTTGACACTTGGTCAGGGATGAATAACTATATTAGGAAGCATCAAAAGGAGTAAATTATGCCTAGAAAAACTGATAAACCGAAAGAAACAGAAGAACCCGAAGAAGGCGCTTTGGCATTAGCTGAAGCTATGACTGCAATGATAGAGCCAACTCCCGACCTTCGAACAATGATGTTATACGGGGAGGTAGAGGAAGAGAAGATACAAGAGTTAATTGTTGCCCTTCTTATAATGACCGAAGGGGCAACTGCTAAAGCGTATAATGAAGATGGAAAACTAAACCCGATTAGATTCTTTATATCCACTTATGGTGGCGCGGCAGACGATATGTTCGCTCTATATGATATTATACACCTAGCAAAGCGTTCGTGTGAAATACATACGGTTGGTATCGGTAAAGTTATGTCGGCTGGTGTGTTGTTATTGGCGTCTGGCACGAAAGGAAAAAGATTCATTAGCAAAAATTGTCGGATCATGATACATTCTGTGCAAGCTGGTGCTGGTGGCGGGATGCATGATCTTGAGAATGAGATGAAAGCTATCAAGAACTTACAGGATGTTTATATAAATTCTCTTGTAGTTGAAACTTGTCTGACGAAAAGACAATTAACTAAAATTCTTGATCGTAAAGTAAATGTCTATTTGACAGCAGAAGAAGCCATTGAATACGGCATTGCTGATGAAATTCTATAGGAGCATGTATGGATAAAATATTTTATAACGAAGGGTCAGCCGCCAAACTTGGTTGGATCCCTAGTTGGTTCGGAGCCAACGATTTTGATGAGGAATTAATAAAAAAGATTTCTCATTATCAGAAGTCAATGGGTGTAAAAGCAGACGGTCTCTGTGGCCCAACAACGTTTAGAAGGATTTGGACAGAGCGAGAAAAGGACATAGAAGACTATTATCCGGATGATATAAGAGAAGGCTCAGATGAGTCATACCTTTTATATAACAATGATTATGTCCCGATTAATTGGAAAAGAGTTGTGCTTCCGTTTAATAACGGAGGGATGCTGTTCGCCAAGGGATATAAAAAGCAATATAATAAAAGGAAGATTGATCTTGGAATAACGCATTGGGATGTTTGTCTCAACGCAAAGTCCTGTTTTAACGTCTTAAACCGAAGAGGGTTGAGTATTCACTTTACCATAGATAACGACGGGACTATCAGACAGCATCTGGATATAAACCACATCGCTTTGCATGCTGGGGCTTCACGGTGGAATAACAAATCTGTCGGGGTGGAGGTCAGCAACGCATACTATCCTAAATATCAAAGCTGGTATACTAAGCACGTCGGTGTTGAGCGATCAATTATCTCTGGTGCGAAGGTTCACGGTAAAACACTTGGGGATTTCATGGGCTTTTATCCGGTCCAACTAGAAGCTCTCAAAGCATTATGGGAGTCTGTGAGCAAGGCCTGTGATATCCCTTTACAATCCCCTACCTCCACTACCACCCACCGGGGTGCGTCCTCTGGAAAATATAGAGGGTTCGTACATCACTACCATCTCACGAAAAACAAAATTGATTGTGCTGGACTTGACTTGAACGAACTATTTAATAAAGAATAGAGGTATTTTTAATGAATAAATTAGGTGATTTAGACAGATTAATAGAAGAAGTGCTTGGCATCAAGCCCCGTGGACCGACTATAAAGGAGGCCACAAAAGACGCCCCATCACAATTCTCTTCAGACGAGGCAATACCAGCGGTTCCTTACCCCAAGCTTCAACTTACAGATAACTGGGGAAAATCTACAGGTGCTGGGTTTGACGTCAAACTATTTAATTTAGCTGGACTTGGCCGAACGGGCTCAATAGAGGATAGATTGGAAAGGTTAAGCGCCTTGGTAGATTGCGGAGAGGCATGTCCTTCTAAGGTGCAGGAGATTATTGCGAGGTTAAGTATTATGGAAATGTTTTCCACAGTTATGACCTCATATACTGAATCATCTAAAGGTTATCTATTTGAAAATTTTATGGCTTTGGTGTTAAAGGGCTCAAGGATAGGAGGCCAGACGATAGTAGACATTGAGATTATACAAGATGATCAAGACTCAGTCGCTACAGTACCTGTTTCTCTAAAGCTTTTAAGACCGAAGGCAGCGATCACTGGAAGCCTCAAAAATCTTTATAAATCCGTCATGGTGAATGGTATACCAATAATGTATATTATTGGGTATAAATTGAAAGACGGGAGTGCCGTGGAACTCTGGCATCTAATGATAGACCAGAAGTTTTTTATGCAGGAACAAATAAATACATCAAAAGAGACGTTGAGCCTCCTCTGGAATAAACTTGATCAGGGGGAAAAAGGAGGAAAGCCTCAATTCACCATCTCACGAGATACTATTTTTAGCAAGGGCAGAAAGATGGGCTCTGTTCCAATATACAAGCGCGAAGCTCTTAAGAAAAAAGCACAGCAGTTAACCAATAATATGTCCCAAACTGTAACAGACATCTACGAAAACTTAAATCTGTTTTCTCAGCAGCTAACGAAGTTTTATATTGAATCCGACCAAGCCGCTGGTGCTATGGCAAATACTGCTTTTACCAAATTACAGATAGCAGTTAAAAAAGAAGAAAGTCTCAAGTAAACTAAGCGTAATTACTTGACATAACTCACAGAATGTGTTATATTGTATATATGAATGGAGGATTTGTGAATAAACACTATGAAAACGGACTCTCATTGAGTCAAAAATTATTGAAGGGAGTGGATGTACTGGCAGATAATGTTGGCTCGACTCTCGGTCCGAAAGGGCGAAACGTGATTCTATATCACAAAGACCAGAACGTCCCTGTTATTACCAAAGACGGTGTGACAGTTGCACAGTTTATTGAACTGGAAGACCCAATCGAGAACGTGGGGGCACAAATTGTAAAGCAAGCTGCTGAACAAACAGCTAGCAAAGCAGGTGATGGGACAACCACATCGACTGTGTTAGCGAGAGCAATCATCCAAGGAGCCCAAAAGTACCTTGCTGCTGGAGCTTCTCCTATAGAGTTGAAGCGTGGCATGGATATTGCATGTAGTATAATTGTTAAGAACCTTGAAGCCCTTGCTCAACCCGTGAGATCAAAGAAAGATATAGAACATATTGCAACTATCTCTGCTAACAACGATATATCAATTGGCACACTTATTGCAGAGGCTGTTGATTCTGTTGGTAAAGATGGTGCGGTAATTATTGAGGAGGCTAATTCGTTAGAGACTTCGCTTGATTTGATTGAGGGTTTCCGATTCGATTCTGGCTATTGCGCCACTGCTTTCATTAACAACGAGAGGTCTGGGACGGTTGAATATGACAATCCGTTGATACTTGTCGCTGACGATAAGGTTGAATATGTTGAACAGATACTTCCCTCACTTGAATTGGCTGCGAGGGAGACAAGACCATTGGTCATCATAGCTAACGAGGTCGTAGAGCAAGCCCTCGCTGCCTTAATTATGAACACCAAACGCGGTTCATTAAAGGTATGTGCCGTCAAAGCTCCAAGGTATGGGGAAGAACGCAGGAAGTTTATGAGGGATATATGTCTCTCAACCGGAGCAACGTATATTACCAGAGAAGATGGAGTGCAGATGAAAGATGTTCGTCTCCCACACTTCGGACAGTCAAAGAAGATTAGCATATCCAAAGGACTCACTACGATCGTCGGTGGTCGCGGGAGTCAAGAAAGAATTGATGAACAGATTGAGAGCCTAAAGATTGAAATCCAACAGACAGAAAGCCTAAAAGAGTGTGAAAGGATACAAGAAAGGATCACACGTTTAGCCTCTGGCATTGGTGTAATTAGAGTAGGAGCAGCAACTGAAATAGAAATGATTGAGAAGAAGCACCGAGTAGAAGATGCTCTTGAGGCAGTCAGATCAGCGCAAGAACAAGGCGTTGTTGTTGGTGGTGGTTCTGCGCTCTTACATGCCTCTGTTGGGCACTTTCTCTCCACAGATAGACAAGACCAAGAGCTTGGCTCTAAGGTCGTTTTTGAGGCGGTTACTGCGCCATTAAGACAGATGTGTTTGAACGCAGGTGAATCGCCTGATATAATTGTCAGGTTAGTCTCAGAAAGTTTGCCTAATCAAGCGTATGACTTCGTTGAACGAGATGTGGTTGATGCCATTGAGATGGGGTTACTCGACCCCGTTAAGGTAACAATCAGTGCATTAACTAATGCTGTGTCCGTTGCCTCAATTTTGATAACAACAAACTACGCCATTGTTAAGGACTAGACTATTTATAAGTGGAGGGCTGCCGTATGACGTCAGAAGAAATGAATTCGTTGACCCAAGCTATTTTTGAACTAAGGCTGGAGATACAAAAGATGTCTGAGCGTCAAAATGAGATGCTAGAAGATGTTAAAAAGATTAAAGAGGCTGTGTATAATCCAGATTCTGGTATTTATGCAAGGATAAGAGCTTTGGAATTGTGGAGAGAAAACCAAACGAGGTTCCAAGCACCTGTTGTGTTAACATTACTGGGGCTTATAACCGCTACCGTTTACAAGATTGTCTTCCCACTAAATTAAATTATATCAGGAGATAAAATGAAAGTGAAAATAACACGGAACGTCGATATAGAGGACGTTCCTTCTCTCGCGTCAGAGATGCTCGGCCCTTCTGAGCTTGAACTCGATGATGTTAGGGGCTGGTTGAGCAACTTGGTCAGTGAATTACATAATAATAAAACGACAGCCACCATGGCTTTACATCAGATACAAAGAATAAAATACTCTCTGGAAATATGCCAAGGGGCCTTGGTTGACGTTGAGAGTATTATGCAAGGGCTAGCAGATTTTGAGAGACAACAAGCGACTACTACTCCCCGGCCCCCGGCCCCCAGCGAGGCTGAAAATACAGGTAGGGTTGAAGGAGTCTCGGAAGAAATGAAACCGGAGGTGAGTGATGACCTCGATCTCCCTTTTTAGACCGGGCTCTTTGGTTTGGCTCCCAGCCCAAGCCAAGCGTTTTCGATGGGAAAGTAACCTACAACTGGAAATTTTCCCAAAAGATTATAGTATAACTAAAATTCCCCTTATCGGGATACTGAAAGGATATACTAATCGTGGAGACTGCGAGGTATTATTCCGAGATGGGATATGGGATGTAGAAGCAAAAGATTTATCCACGTATGTGGACACATTAGGACAAAGGGAGAGAAATGATAGAATTAATACAAATCAAAAGACTTAATACTATTTTTGAGTTATCAACTATTTTTATTAATCCGAAGCATGTTCTCTATTTAAGCGAGGATAAGACTTATAAGTCCTATTTACGAGAAGGCAAAATAAACCTTAATTTGAATATGCAAACTACTTTCACTACGCTTAAGATATATGAAGGCATGGGAGCAGTTGAGTTTACTATTGTTGGCGACCCAAGCTCCATCCAGAAGAAATTAACTACAACCAAACAACTGTTGAGGGACTGATGTATATTATTTATGGAAGAAGAGACTGTGGTTTCTGTACCCGCGCAATCAATTTATTACAAACAAACGGATATACATTTAGTTATATATCTATGGATGGGAAACAAGAAGAGCTTGTAGCTTTAGCCATGCAACATAACCATAAGACTGTTCCCCTTATTCTACAGGTGGTAGATGGAGATGCAGAGTTCATCGGTGGTTATGACAACCTCGTCATGCGTTTAGAAACTTGATAAAAACACCGTTTCAATAAACTCGCCCCTATATACTAATAGGGGTGTGCTTTTATGTTATGGGGATTTTTATTATTGTTATCATGCCAGACAGCAATAATGACGGATGGAAAAACTACAACTGTTGAGTTTTTCAGAACAGCATCCCATAGCATAGGGGTCAAAAATGCAATTAACTCTTCTGTTATTGTCCACTGTTTCAAAGAGAGTGAGTTTGTTAGTAAAGGATCAGGTAATTACTTTAAGATTGGTGCTAAAAAGTTTATCTTAACTGCCAACCATGTTATAGCCGGTTGTGATGAAGTACAATTAAAGAATAGGCTTGCAAGCGTAGTGACAGCTAAGATAATTCATTCTGACAAAGAAAGAGACATAGCAATCTTGAGAGCAGAACAAGAACTGTATAATGTTGACGCGATAGAATACCAACCGAGAGATCCTGATGTTGGGGAAAGGGTTTACTTTATGGGGCATCCCGATGAGGTAGATTTTTTTCTCTTTGAGGGTTTAGTTTCGCTCAAGGAAACGAAAGACTTTTTCTTACACTCAACAGCTTGGAGTGGTGTCTCTGGTGCTGTTGTATTCGGCCAAACAGGTAGAGTATATGGTATAACCAAGGCGGTTAAGGTATCCTTTAGCCCAGCCACAGGGTTCCCAAGATTATTAGAAGATATAGTATTAGCCTCCAAGATTAACCATCTTACGAGGAAAAAAATAAGAGAACTTATGGATGAAGAAAGATGAAATTTTATACGTTGGGACCCTTGTGGAGGATTTGGGCAAGATAGGCATTATTGTTCGGATTATACAATCGGGTACTATGGACATAGACCTCCCGCTTATTAAGTGGAGGGTCAACTACGAGATTTATTATCAAGACGGAGTTGTCACAGTTATGGCAGAGTCCACCCTTAAGCGATTGGTGGCGGATGGGAAGGTAAGAGTAATTTCGCTTCCGTCTTAATTACTTACTATTATTTATGCAATCGGAGTACAAATGAATGGAAGGATATACAAGAGAGCAAAAGTTAATATATTATTTTTGGTTGGACGACTTGATAATAAGTCATTGGTCGGAGTATTTAGACCTAAAACTCGATGAAGACAATGATTGTGAAGAAGAGTGCAAAGCCAAATTAGATTTAATAGATTTTTATCAAAAGATTTTAGATGATGTGGGAGAACCTTTCACCTTCAAAGAGTTGAACGCTTGGTATTGTGAGAAATATGGAAAACCACCAGATTTTATTAGATTTTGTAAAAGCAAATAGCTTGACAAAATTCGCCATTCATGTTATATTTATTGTAACAGTGAGGTTATTATGAAATTTAGTATAGGAGACTTAGTTGATTACTGTACGAGCCAAAACCACATTTATATGGGAGTTATACTGAAGAAAGAGTGGAGAGACGACCTTGGTTCGGCTTGGTACTACAAAGTTTATTTTTTGCAGGAAGAGGATGAGGCATGGATTGAAGAAGAATTTATTAGAACCTATGGAGGATTCAATGGCGTATAAATACAATTGGGATTCTGATGAGAAACCCCCCGAAAAAGAAATGATTGCCTACCTGACTACCGTGGTCCCCGACCTTGTTGAGACTGCTTTTTTAGTCGTAGGCTCAAGCGACGATGGTGGTAGGCATATTGTAATGATGGCTGAGTGGGACGAGGACGAGCAGTCCCCATGGGCAGACGGCTCTGGGTATGTAGATAGTAGAGGTTGGCGTGTGATGCGTGTGACCGTACCTAACGGATACTTAAAAGCTATGTTTAACCCCGATGGAACGAAGAGTAAACCCAAGGAGAGAGACTAATGGATGTAGGCGATCTCGTTATGTGGGATGAATACGGGGAGACACAATATGTACCTTACCTTAATCATTATATGGGTGTGATCATAAACATCATAGACATATTTGCCCGTGTATATGTGTTTGCAGATGCGTCTGATCATTTAGTAAAGCTGAATATATTGGAGAAAGTAAATGAACATCGGTGATTTAGTCAAAGTACCAGATAAATTTGGTAAAAGACATTATGGCGTTATCACGGACACAATTATTATGGACGAAACTCTTTATGTGGTAACCTTCTTCGATGGTAGTGATATAGTTATCCACCCAAGTCGGGTGGAGGTAATAAATGAAGATAGGTGATTTGGTATGGTGCAGAGAAAACTTTAGAGAGAGCATACCAAAGTTTCTTGCGATTGTCGTAGGAAATGACAAACCAAATACTGGTTATTTTTTAGTTTACGTCTGTTCTTCGGGGAGTATTCATAAATATTATTCCTTTGAATTGAAAAAAGTTCACAGAAGCACTTGACAAATTAAGTTTGGCGGGATATATTATTAGTGAACACAACATAGGAGGTTGCAATGGTGACTAATGAACAAATGAATGAAATAGAAAGAAAGGCAGTAGGGATAGCAGAAGGCTGGCTTGAATCCCCAGAAGGAGTTGACGAGACAGAGGCCCTTCGGGTCGCTTGGCAGCATCTCATAGACACAGGGGCCTGTTGGAGACTGCAAGGCTGGTTTGGCCGGACTGCTCAAAGCTTGTTGGAGCAAAAGTTTGTGTTGCCCTACCCCCGAAAGGGGTGAGGTATGCCATACTTAAAACAGAGTGACATTGAAGTAGGTGTACTTGTATTATATGAAGAACATATATGTATTATTACAAACTCGCGAACTAATATGACTGATTGGGTTGAGATAATGCTACCCTGTGGCGAAAAACTACAAGCAAACAGATCGTACCTTCGGAGGGTAAGATGAAAGTAGGTGATTTAATAAAATGTAAAGGCGAAAACAAAAAGAACGAGGATCAGTTTGGTGTCGTTGTTAGGTTGTCGGTGGCCCCTAAACCAGTGCCCTCAACGGCCTTTTCGCCCCGCCCTACAATCTGGGTAGAGATACAGTGGCACGATGGACACCGGACATGGGAAGATATGGAAGCATCTTTGGAACATAACTTTGAGGTGGTAGCATGAACTGTTTACTTGGTGCGTTGGCAATCCAAAGACGACTTGGTGGCAAGATTGATTGGAGAGCAGGGTGGAAACAAGAAGGGTGGTACAGCTTCCTTGGGAGCCCTTGGGGTCACTTCCGAGTGATCTTACCCAACGGAACCATCCTGTCTTACAGCCCCCACAATAAAGATTTATCGGTCTGGAACCAGTTTTGGTATCAAGGCTATATCAGGAGGCGAAGATGCAAATAGGTGATTTGGTAAAATTGTGCTGGAGAACCAAACAGGTCCACCATGGCATAGTATTAAAAATAAATAAAAGTTGTGGAGATTTAGCTGGTAATGTTTTAATTCAATGGGTTGGGGTTTTCAACGACAGGACACAGGTACACTTACTCCGTGACATCCAAACCTTTCCAATAAATAAAAATACTTGACAAATTTTTTGAACTTGTTATATTACTGATAGAACATAAAAGAAATGAGGTGTCAAATGCAAGTAGGTGATTTAGTAATGATAAAGCAAGGCTATCGGACCGGCAAGTTGGCCCTTGTAACCAAGGTAGACCCTCGTCCACAAGGTATCATTCGTGTGGTCCGTGGTTGTGGGGATTGGTTTGGCTATTACAAACGAGACTTGGAGGTGATAGCATGAAAGTAGGTGATTTAGTTGTAGCATCTCACTGGGGAACAGGTTATATTGGTCTTATTATATCTATACTTCCAAGCCTCAGAAATAACCAAGTGTGTAGGGTTATGGTAAATGGTAATTACTGTGTTGACCAACTGGCGCGGGACTTAGAGATAATAAATAAAAATACTTGACAACTGAAACCAAACAGGATACATTATTAGCATAACCTAAACGAACGGAGAACGATATGAAATTTGAAACAGGACAGTTAGTCATATCAGCCAAGGGCAACCTTGGAATCATCATCGCAACCATGGGCAATGGGTGGTGGTGCGACCTAATGTGGTGCAGCACAGGTTATCTTCGGCAAGGTTTCCCCTGTGCCCAACTAAGGAGGATACAATGAATGTAGGAGATTTAGTTAGAAACATACACACGATGCGTGGAGGCT